GAGTCGTTACCTGAGTAAGCTGGCTCATCCGACGATGGATCATCATCAGCATAGTAGATGTCAAAGAAAAGGTCAGCCTTATCAGCTAACTTGAGGGCTTCTAATCCGTAATCATAAGTCATCGCTAGTATCCTCCTGCGATTGAATGTCGCAAGGGATAAAAACATATGCCTTAGTGGTGCTGGCGGAGAGACTCGAACTCCCAACCGCCCGATTACAAATCGGGAACCACCAAGGAAAAACCCTTGCTTGATACTGTTAGATCAGAAATAGACAATATGTGCAACCACTAAATGACAAATGGCGACACAAAAGCAGATCGGCTGGTCATCCTGCGCTGTTCAAGGTGTAGACCTGTGGGGGCTTCAGGTTATCGAGTAGCCTCTCCACAAGCCTACAGCTTAGAGAAACACGTAGTAAGTTTTGTGTCCACCTCTTAGATAAAAACGTATGTATTAATAGGTAGTACCTAGGTAATCATATGTAAGTAAGTTCACTATAGTCAGTACCACTAAAGATAAGAACAATAGGACTTAGATCACCTAGGTATATAGATAACCTAGATCAACCTAAGTAGTCAGCTCCCGATTTGTTCTTAAAAGAGGTATTACTCCACCACAGACATAATTCTGTTTTGTCGCTCCTTAAATGGCTTAATGTCACCTAGGTATTCATAGGATCAGCCAGCCGATGCGACATCGGCATCACAAAAGCATCAACAAAACCAACAGCTTACCAGACACTGACCAGGTGGTTGGGACTCCTGCCCACTTTTGGCACCCCCGTGGCCTCGTAGCTCAGATCAATTCCAAAAAGCCGCTAAAGCTCCGCGTTGTTGTTGTTGTTCCGACCTTCTTCAACAGAGGACTCCCCCAGAGAAAACAAAAGGAAACCCCTTAAATGGCACTAGAATCAGGCACCTATATAAACAGCCTTGTAGCCACCAACCCAGTAGCAACTGATGGTCTGGCTCAAGCAGACGACCACATGCGACTCATCAAGGCTACAGTTCTAGCGTCCTTCCCTAATATCACTGGAGCCATGACAGCCACCCACACGGTACTCAACGGCATAGACGCCCGTGTAACAGCCTTGGAAACAGCCTTTGCCACAGGCACCAAGATGCTATTCCAGCAGACCACAGCCCCTACAGGCTGGACTAAGGACACCTCTAGTAACGACAAGGCACTCCGCGTTGTATCAGGTACTGTCGGTTCTGGCGGTTCCGCTGGGTTCTCATCTGCATTCTCCAGTATCACCCCTGCTGGTTCCATCAGTAACACCGTGGCTGGCTCCACTGCCTCTCATGCTATCTCAGTAAACGAGATGCCAGCTCACTCCCACTCTATCACAGGTACATACAAGCGTGATGATGGAAGTGGTGGCGGTGGTCATTTCCCACATGGATCAGCTCGTAGTACATCAACTAGCATCTCAGGTTTCTTAGACATCACAGCCAGCGATACTGGTGGTGGCGCAGGTCACACTCACGGCGTAGGTACACTTGCTGTATCTAGCACCTTCTCAGGTACATCTATTGATCTAGCTGTAGCCTACGTAGATGTGATCATTGCGACACGAGACTAGAACTCATGAAGCTAGAGGTAAAACAGAACTGTCCACTAGATAGCTTCAATCCTTGTCGTCAATTCGACTGTGCGTGGTTCATGAAGATACAAGGGCATAACCCAAACACAGGAGACCCCACAGAGGAGTGGGGGTGTTCTATGGCTTGGCTACCTATACTCATGATTGAGAACGCACAGCAGTCTAGGTCTACAGGGGCGGCTGTCGAGTCATTCCGTAATGAGATGGTCACACAGAACATAAAGAACACCGAGTTACTTAAAAACGAACAGTTACATCTGGAAGGGAACTAAAGCTAATGGCGATCCTACCCATACGTGACCTAGGTGACACTGGAGTTGTTACAGATGTATCCCCGTACAACATCCCCATCAATGCTTTCAATAAGGCTTTCAATGTACGCTTTGATGAAGGCAAGGTGTTACGTGCGCCTATCTTCCGTAAGATCAAAGATAGCCTAGGTTTTACTCCTAGGTTTACTTACGGCATTGTTCCTTCTAGTGGCTTCGATACCACCTTGATGTTGTCGAACTCATGGTTAATCAACGAGTATGCTTCGGGTACTGTAAGTAACAGGTCTGGTTCCATATCTGGTTCTGATGACCCTAGGCCATACACAGGCACCTCACTTGCTGATGTAGTTTACTTAAACAGACCAGACAGAGTTCCAGTGTACCGCCTAAGCACAGGTACTAACTTTGCTGACCTAACTAACTGGGATAGCAACTGGCGTGCCTCATCACTTAGGTCATACGGTGACTTCCTGATAGCTATGAACATGACAGAGGGTACTTCATACTACCCAACCCGTGTTCGCTTTAGTAACCTAGTTACAGCTAACTCAATACCTGATAGCTGGGATGAAACAGATACAACCAAGTCTGCTGGCTTTAACGATCTGGTACAGATTAAGACTGAGATCATCGATGGTGCCACCCTAGGTACTAACTTTATTATCTACGCTAGTGATCAAGTGTGGATGATGGAGTTTGTCGGTGGAACCTTTATCTTTAACTTCCGTAAGCTATTTACAGATGCTGGTGTTATTAACCAGAACTGTGTTGTCGAAGTAGAGGGTAAACACTTTGTCTTTGGTGCTTTTGACATCTACACCCACGATGGTACATCCAAGCAATCCATATGTGATGAACGAGTAAAGAACTTCATATACTCAAGCATCAACAACCAAGATTCCGATAGGTGTTTCGTACAGCACAACCCGACACTAAACGAGATATACTTCTGCTATAAGTCTGGTGATGAATACGTAGCATTTCCTAATGCAGACAGATGTAACAGGGCGGCAGTCTATAACTACCGTAATAACACATGGTCATTCATGGATTTACCTAACGTATCCAGTGGCACCATAGCTAACGTAAACTCAGTGGCTACCTATGCCACAAGTAGTACATCCTATGCCCTCACAGGCGGCACCTACTACCAGCAGGAAGACTCATTCAACCGTCATACCCTGATGGTAGGTGAGAGCCTAAGTGCCGATGGTATCACCTCAGATAAACTATATGGCATCGATGTATCAGATGCAGGACAGATTGCTTTTGATCTGGACACACAAGCCACTAAGCCTGTGTACCTAGAACGCACGGGTCTCGACCTAGATGAAGCTGGTCTGGGTGCTTCCCAGTACGTTGTGTGTACCCGTATCTACCCACAGGCTGATACTGTGAACACCAATGATACAACCATGAACTTCCAGTTTGGTGCATCTGACATACCGAGGTCTACACCCACGTATCAGTCAGCAGTTACTTTTGATGTATCTACAGATCACAAGATCGACAGTAGAGCCGCTGGTCGCTACCTGTCTTACAAAGTCACAATGAATGACAATAAGGACTTTGAAATATCAGGGTTTGACCTAGAGGTCACTGCGACAGGCAGGAGATAACTATGGCTGTAAACGATAAGACCAATGTGGTCGTTCAGACTTACTCCAGAACACAGTACCCAGTTATCGAGGAAGGTATCAGGAGATACTTCCAAGATGAGCTACAGCGCATTGAGACATCAATCAGGTCGTTATCTCAGGCTTCAATACAGGTATCTGAGTCACCACCTGAGAACCCAATTAAAGGCATGGTTAGATACGCAGTCAGTCCGTGGAACCCCCTCAGTAACGGTTTTAGTGGCCTTGTGGTCTACAATGGTACGGCATGGGTGGCGGTGTAAGAATACCAGTGATCGAGCGTCAGGAATACACCGTCTTCTATGAGGGTCTTAGTTACCCCGAAGGTGTACTTGTGTTTGTTCACTGCGACATAAAACAAGCATGGTCTAAGACTGTAAAGCAGTCACTAAAGACTGACTTCGATCACTTACTAAGGATGAGGCAACAACCTTTGTACTGCCTCAGACATGACACAAAACAAGAAAAGTTTATCAGGATGTTTGGCTTTGAGTTTTCATTCTCAATGCCTGATCACAACCTAGATGTTTACATACTGGAGGTATGAAATGGGTGCAGAAATGGTAGCCCCGATTGCAGGTTCTGTTATTGGCGGTGTAATGGGAAACAAAGCCGCAAAGAAACAAGCTGATGCTACACGGTACGCCGCTGAAATGAACGCCCGTGGTTATGAAGATGCTCGTCCTTACATCAAGGATATGTACGAAGGTGGCACCAAAGCCCTAAACGATGCTTTAGAGGCAGGTTATTACAGCGGTGACACATACGCTGGCATGAACGACATGCAACGCAACGCCATGAACCAGATGTATGGCTTTGG